TGGTGTGGCCAAGCGAGCCAAGAAAAATGCAGGCAATGGGTGCAGGTCTTTTTTGGATGGTTGCTTTTCATCACGCAGTTATTAGGGACAAAGTCGATGCGCAGAGTTTGCATAAAACTATGATGCAAATTCCTGAATTTAGAAATCATTGCGCTTACGACATTCCTTTTATGGAGAAGTACGAAAATTTATGAGCGTAAAGCGTTTAACCTGGCATCTCGCCGTGCTCGAACGTGCGAAAAAGAATTTGCTGAAGAAGCAGTACGACGCAGTGCGCACCCGGCTAGATCTGGCCGTTCTTATGGCTACGGAAATGCTGAAGCAGGCCGAGGGCTATAAGGCCAAGGCGATGGAGGCCAAGAAATGAAATTGCTTTCAATTTTGTTTTATTACTTAGGAGACATGGTCAGCCACACGATTGCCCGGTGGAGCTGGGGCGGGTGGCTGTATCAGCGTTTGATGTTGTTGTCCGTCGAGTGCGACAAAAACTTTGAAATTTGGAAGGAAGTGAAGCCACGCAAAAAGAGGAGAAAACGCAAATGAAGGATCTAGGCAAAATTACTTTTGGCAAAGCACGCCCTGCGCCGAAGCAGGTTCTAGTCGACGTAACCTATGACGCCAAGACGGCCAAGGCGTTGCACGCATTTGGGCTGAAGCAGTTAAAGAAAGATCAAGAGGCAGTGATTGAGTACGTAATCACGAAAGCGTTGGAAGGGTTGGTCAAAAGCAAGAAGTACAGCAAATGAGAGTAAGAATTACTCACCTAGACGGCAAGCTGCCCAATCTTGCCTTAATGAAACTATCCGCTTGGCATAAAAGCCAAGGCGATGACGTCTATTTCAGTAAATCTATTCAAAGGGAACTTTGGGAAGGTGATTATGACAAGGTCTACGGCAGCTCGATCTTTGCTTGGAGCCAGCCAGCAAGGGAATTGTTTTTGCAAAACTTTCCAAACGCACTTATCGGCGGAACGGGATCTGGCAAAACGCAAACTATAGAGGAAATTACCGGTCAAGAATTTGACGAATATGATTATTCAATTTACCCAACATTTAAGCACTCAATCGGATTCAGTCAGAGGGGATGCAGGTTAAAATGCTCGTTTTGCGTAGTTCCAACAAAAGAAGGAAAAATCAGGGATAACTCCTCGATAGCAAGAATATGGAGGGGCGAACCTTACCCTAAGCAGATCATCCTTTTGGATAATGATTTCTTTGGACAACCAAACTGGAAGCAAAAAACAGAGGAAATCTTAGAAAACAAATTTGAGGTTTCATTTAACCAGGGAATCAACATCCGCTTAATTCACAAGGAAGGGGCCACGGAACTTGCAAAGATTAAATATAGAGATGATCAATTTAAGACCAAAAGGATCTACACTGCTTGGGATAATCGAAAAGATGAGGGGATATTCATGCGGGGGATTGGGTTGCTTTTGGACGCAGGAATAAAACCGCAGCACATTATGGTTTATTTTCTTTGCGGCTATTGGCCGGGAGAAACTATGGAAGACATTTTCTACCGATTTGAAAAAATGAATCAGATCGGCCTGCTTCCTTATCCGATGGTCTACAATAATAACAACAAGGAGTTAAAGAAATTCCAGCGTTGGGTTGTTCGTAGGTTTTATAAATTTGTGCCTTGGGATGAGTATTCTAGGGGCGGCCAAACAAGGTCTAACTGTTTCAAGGATCAAATGGAGCTTCTATCATGATCGCACCCCTACCACCCGCAATCGAGGCCATCCATCGTAACGGAGCCGCTGAAGGCGAACGCAACACGCAGCTATTCAAGCTGGCCTGCCAATGGCGGGACCAAGGGCTGACGGAGTTCGACGCAACAACTAACGCAGAAGAGTGGGCGTTTAAGGTTGGGCTGTCGCAAAACGAGGCTGTCAGTGCGGTTAGATCCGCATTCAGCAAGCCAGCCAGGGAAGCGTGGAAGCCAAAGGCCAAGTATTCCTATCAGAACGGGGCGATCGTTCGTGAGGATCTGCCAGTGCCACCTATGCCGATAAGCGTGGAGAGTGGGCCGGTCGATAAGTTCCTGACTACGTGTTTCGACGTGGGCGATTACATTAATATCTGTCGATCAATTAAGGACAAGGACGGGCGCGAGCGGCCCGACGGTGCAGGCGAGACGCGAAGCCGGGAGGAATGGCTAGAACTGTTTAAGGCCGACGGGTTGAAGGAATGGCAAGGGGATGCAGTGGGAGTCTATGTGTCGATTAACGCTAACAACGGAAAGAATCGGAAAGCGGAGTCGATCGTTAAGTACCGCCACTGCCTAATTGAGTTTGATGAAAGCACGATGGCTGAACAGTGGGCGATCATTAAGCGCAGTGGCTTGCCTACGTCGTCCATCATTAAGAGCGGATCACGAAGCCTTCACGCATGGGTAGAGATCAGGGCAGCCAATGCCAAGGAGTTTGCTGAACGTGTGGACTTTATTTACAAGCATCTTGAGCACAGCAAGCCCGATCCGGCTAACAAGGACGCAGGGCGGTTGTCGCGGTTGCCCGGTGCAATGCGTACTGCCACAGGATTGCAGCAGGAGTTGGTTGAATGTGGCGCACCTACTTTGACCTATATGGAGTGGATGGAGCGGACGATTTACGGTGATATTCCGGAGCCTTACAAGTGGGACGATTTGCTTAATTTTAAGGAAACTGAAGATCCTACACAGCTACTAGGCAAACGCTGGATCTGCCGTGGCGGCTCGGCGTTGTGGGTGGGCAGCAGTGGCCTTGGCAAGAGCGTGCTTTGTATGCAGGCAGCAATCACCTGGGCAATTGCTGAGTCGTTCTTTGGGATCAATCCGCACGGCAACGGGCTGAAGTCGCTAATCATTCAAGCTGAGAACGACGAGGGAGATGTGGCAGAATCGATCCAAGGCGTGTTTAAGGCGATGAACCTTACCGAAAAGCAGAAGGCGTTAGTGATGGCTAACGTGACGATCGTTAGGGATTGCACATCTACCGGGGAGAAGTTCGTTGATCGCGTACGTCGATTAGTAGAAAAGCATAAGCCTGACCTAGTTTGGATCGATCCATTGCTGGCGTTTATTGGCGGCGATTTATCTAGCCAAGAGACGGCAAGTGCGTTCCTACGCAATATGCTTAACCCGCTATCCTTATCGGCTGGATTTAGCTGGATGTTAATTCATCACACCCCAAAGCCAGTTAGGGAGGGCAACGGATACCAGGGCGCAGACAAGGCGTATAGCGGTTTTGGCTCAAGTGAGCTGACGAATTGGGCGAGGAGCGTATTAACCCTTGCGCCTTGTGGCGACGATGCCGAAGGAAAGCGGATTTATAGGCTTGAGGTAACCAAGCGCGGTAAGCGTTCTAATCTCAATTCTACGGGCATTATAGCGCAAAATGCTGTGCAGCCGCACGTGAACTTGCGTCACAGCGATGTAGGGCTGGCGTGGATTCAAGCTGGCGAGGCAGTAAAGAAAAAGCCAGGGCCGCAGGCTGAGAGCGTAGATTTCTCTAAATATAAGGATTACCCATGCAGCCGTGGCGCACTTGAAGAGTGGGTAATGAAGCAAGGTGATGGCAATTCTAAGTCAACAGCGTACCGAATTGTGGGCAAAGCGCTTGAATCTGAAGCCATCAAAAAACAAGCAAATGGTACCTACGTTTTGGAGGTCAAAATCGATGAGCCTTTCTAACCTTCAAATTAACTTGAAGGTGCCTTCAAGTTCGGTTGACGGTACCACATTCAAGATCCCCCCTTTAAGGGGGATCTTGAAGGTGAAGGTCGAAGCAATGAAACATCTTGAAGGTAGACCCCTATGATTGACCCCAAAATATTAGAAAGAATTCCATGCGGTTCACCGGATGTTTCTACAAAGATAGATAGCCTTAGGGATCTAGTGTTGGAAGCGTTTGCTCATATTGGTGCGACTGCAACCAGTTCATCAGTGGCTTTAACAGTTAATGCCTTTCATTACCTAATAACAAAAGCTCCCGACCATCCAGCAGTTCAGAACATGACGGACACGCGAGATCAGGCAGTGCTTGCGATTGTCCTAAACCGCGAGACAAGATCGATGACGGCCGTGGCTAAAGAACATATTAACCCGGCCACTAATAAGCCATTCACACGGGCGGCAATTTCAAAGCAGGTAAACGAACTATACGATCGGCTTGGCGTAAGGAGCCGATCGCAGAAAAGCGAAAAGGCTAGAGAGTCATATCGCAAACGTGCTTACGAGGTTCACGCAAAACGGCGGCGTGAAGCACCCAAATTTAACATAGCCGCAATCTTGAAAGGACGGAACAAATGCAAACGCTCAAACAACTAATACCTAAACTAAACATTACACGCGATAAGGCTTTGGAATTGGTCGGTGAGACCCTAGGGCTGGCGGCCGATGCTGGCGATTTAATAGCTAAGGCTAAGGCCGACGGGCAAGACGTGGCATCATTATGCCGAGGGGTAGGCATTACGGAACATGTGGCAAATGGGTACATGAGAGTTGCATCGCATAGGTTAAAGCTACAAGACTCAGATCCAAACGTTCGCCAGCAATATCTGTGGGCTGGGTTGCTGCCGGAGTCCATTAGCGTGAGTACGCCAGGACAACCAAAACCTTTTATGGATCCAATTGTTCGCGCTGCTCAATGGCTGGCGAGCAGGGGAGAAAAATTTATTAAAAACGATTCAGAATTAAAAAATAAATTTTTAAAAGAAGCAGAACCAATCGTAAAATTATTTAATGACTGTATTAATTTAAAAAACAATTCTGAAAAATAAAAAAATAAAAAATATTTTTTTAAAAAATGAAAAAAACTTTCAAACTTTTTTGGGCAAGGAATCTTTTATTTAGCCTAAAAGCAATCAGGTTCCGCGAGGCGCGTCTTTTAAACGAGTGTTGATTTTCAGAGACTTATATCAATGAAAATGACGCAAGTAGAGCTGGCAAAACAGCTTGGGATGGATCCTGGTCAACTTTGTTTGATGAAAAAAAAGGGAATGCCAATTACTGATGCTGAAAACGCTAGGATATGGTTGCAACGCAATCGGATGAGATCAAAAAAGCAGTCTCCAAAAACTGCTCCACAAGAGATTCCTATGACAAGCGGTTCGTCTGGAAACCCTTTACTAGCAAGACAGAGGGCACGCGACGCGGAGGAAGGCTGCTACAAGGTAATGACTGAGGCCATTACTCGCGGGATACCGATTGAAATTAAAACAGCCGCACAAGCCTGGCGGGACGCGCAGAAGGCAGTATCAGAAGCGGAAAGGCAGTTATTTGACTACGAGACAAAAAATCGAACTACTGTGGGACTAGATGAAATTAACGAAGTGTTTGCTAGGCACCTTGGCGGCTTGCGACAGTTAATAGATTCGCTGCCGGCGTCCCTAGCTGGGAAGTGCAATCCGGCCGATCCAGATCTCGCTAGGCAAGTTCTTGAGGACGGGGTGGCTCAAATTTTTGTTCAAATTGAAAAAGCCGAAGGCGCATTCTCTTGACCGCATTAGATAAAGTCCAAATCGGCAAGATGATTAGGTCGTATCTCTTGCCAAGAGAAAAACTTGGCCCCGTAGAGTGGGCGGAAAAAAATTTAATTCTTAGCCCTAGAACTACAAACAGTCCCGGCCCGTACAGGACAATCACAACCCCGTACTGCCGGGAGCCATTGGAATGTTTTGGGCGAACAAACGTAAGGGACTTGACCTTGGTGTGGGCGGCTCAAACCGCAAAGACACAGACCATTCTCGCTGGCATAGCGTACGTATTAGACCGCGATCCTGCTCCGACCATGTGGGTGGCGCCAAGCGAAAGCATGGCTCGGAGCTTTTCAGAAACTCGATGGATTCCCTTGGTAGATGATTGCCCTGCCTTAGCGGCTCATAAACCAAACGACCTAGACAAATTTAAACTATTAGAACAGCACTACGACAAAATGAGCATTTGGTTTGTGGGTAGCAATAGTCCAGCAAATCTTGCATCTCGCGCTGTTCGTTTTTTGGTTATGGACGAAGTCGACAAGATGGCGGAGGCAGGTAAGCGCGAAAGCGGAGCCGTACAATTAGCCGAGGCTCGCACATCTACTTATCCCACAGCTCTGCGTGTAAAGACTAGCACTCCAACAATCGAAGATGGCCCGATCTGGATCGAATGGCTGAAAGGGGATATGAGATATTATTTTGTGCCTTGCCCGCATTGCGGAGAATTTCAGCGCTTAGTTTGGTCGCAGGTAAAATGGGAAGGGAAAACAGAAAATGGCTGGGATATGATTCAAGTAAGAAACAGCGCCTATTACGAGTGCGAAAAATGTCACGGGAAAATATCAGATGGTCAAAAATCCGCAGCTTTAAGAAAGGGTGAATGGCGTGCGACCAATCCAGGCGCAGAGCCAGGGCGGAGATCCTATCATCTCTCGGCCATATATTCGAGTTGGTCTACTTTTGGGCAGCTGGCGGTTAAATTTCTACAAGATCGATCGAATGGCCTGATCGGCCTGCAAGATTTTGTAAACAGAGTTTTAGCTGAGCCTTGGGTTGAGCAAAACGAGGAACAGCAAACAGGCGCTAGTTTTGGCGGTTATCGAATGGGAGAGCCTGCACCCATAGGCAGTAAAGTAATTGTCTCTGCCGACATTCAAGAGAGTGGCGGGTGGCATTGCTGGGTTGTTGTGAGAGCGTGGCAGGCAAACGCTGGATCTCGTTTGCTGTGGTGTGGCCGCCTAGAGAGCTGGGATGAGTTGCGCTCCAAGCAGCTTGAATTTTCCGCCCCAGATGAAAACGTGTTTTGCGATGCGGCGGATCAGACAAGATCCGTGTATTGGAACGCATGCCGTTTTGGTTGGGTTTGCCTTTGGGGATCGGACATGAAACATTTTGCTCACTTTACAAAAGGCGGCCGTGCAAATCGTCCATTTAGTCCAGTAAGCGTTGGAGATCCATTGGCGGGTAAAGTTGGTGATACCACCGGCTTGACTAGGCGCTACGCACGAGTTTTTAAATGGAGCAACCCAACCGTCAAAGACATGCTTTTAACTCTTCGCCTATCCGGATCTTTCCTAGTGCCAGACGACGTGCCTGCCGTTTACCAAGAACACATCACTTCAGAGATAAAAAAAGAAATCAGAAACCCCATGACAGGGCGTGCGCGCGTGATCTGGAAACAGGTCAAAAAACAAAATCACTTATTGGATGCGGAACTAATGGGAGTAGTTGGAGCTTTGCTCCACGGGCTAATCAATTCAGACCCAGCGGCAATTCAAGAAACTAATTTAAACCAGGATTCGTCCTTGAAATAATTTCGTCTCTTTTTTCTTGGCTTAAATTGCTTTGCTCTAATTGCTCTAAAATCTTCTTCTGTATATCAAGCGATTCTTGTCTCTTGCATTCCTCTGCATAGGCCAATGCTTTATTAAGAGCTCGTTTTTTGCCAATCCAAATACAGATGTACGCGATAATAAAACCCCAAAGCACCGTATTTAAAATTGCTGGATGGATAGAGCCTATGGCATCCACAAAAGAGCTCGACCAGAACTTATCGCGCCAATCCATGCCTTTAAGATATCCATCTGTTGACACAAGGCAACCACAATGGCCGCCCTTTCCCGCAGACTGATCCGGGCAGTCGCTACCGATTACTTGGCTCAAGCCAGCGGAGTGACTGCGTCCGCCCTAGTGTCGCTTGCTGCTGATCGCAAAAGCGCCATGACGGGCGCCGCCTCTGGCCGTGCGCTTGTCGGATCTTCAGCCGGTGGCCAATCTGCTTCCTTTCAAATTGATCTTAAACCCACCGATCGCGTTGAACTTTTTCAAAGCGCAATCGATTACCTAAACGGCGTTGCACTCACCAGGACATCAGCGGACTTTACGTTCGTGATCGACAGCTAATGGCGAAAGTCTCCCTTGTCCGTCGGCTTGGCGCAGGCATTAAAAGCTTTAGCGCTGGATTCGGCTCCGGCATTAGCACGTTCCAACCTTACGAAGCCGCAGGATTTAGCCGTAAACGACCCGTCATTTACGGAGCGCACGCACGCGATTCATCATTGGATTTAAGCGAATGGACAAGAATAGAACTTCTTAAACTTGCTCGGCACATGTACCGCAACGTCGGCCTAATTAAAGGCGCCGTCGATTCAATCGCCGTCTATTCCGTTGGCCCTGGCTTGCGTCCGCAATATCGCGGCACAGATGTAGAGTTTGGGAAGTTAGCCGAGCAATATTGGCGCGACGTAGTGGCGCCTAACCCAGAAGTCACCGGCCGGATGACTTGGACGGATCTGCTTTTGGCGCTTAGCAGATCGATCGACGTAGACGGCGACGTATTCGTTATCATGACGGATAAGGGAAAATTGCAAGTTGTTGAAGGTCACAGAGTTTGCGAAGGAGGCGATTACGAAAGCACCGACGGTGTATTTATTGGAAAGATGGGTGAGCCCACAGCCTACTTGCTGGAACTTGGCGAGACATACAGAAAAATAAATTCAGATTTAGTAATTCACTTAATGGAAATGGAAAGGCCGGATCAAATCCGTGGCGGATCTAACTTGGCGAGAGCACTTAACCACGTCCGCGATCTAAAACTTTTGGGTGAATTTGAAAAAGACGCACTTAAATTGCAGGGAAGTATTGCCGCCGTTATTACATCAAATGAAGGCGACGCGCTTGCTGGCAGCGGCGGATTTTTTGGCAACATAGCCACGTCTGACCTTGGCGATAATTCCATCGCCCGCGAACAGATCACTAGCAGCGCTACCATCCCGCGATTAGCCCCAGGCGAAAAGATCGACATGGTTGCACCAAACCGTCCAAACAACGGATTTGAGCCATTCGCCAAGTTCCTAATTCGTGACGTGGCGATGGGCCTCGGCCTACCAATAGAGTTTGTTTACGACCCAGCCAGCGTAGGCGGGGCAGGGATGCGATTTATTGTGGCCAAGGCACAGCGCCGCTTTGAGCAACGCCAACGCCTTTTGATTGATAGATTCTGTAACCGCTCTTGGTCGTACTTTATTGGCAGGGCGATTGCTAACGGGGATCTACCACCCGCAGAAGATTATCGGAAAGTAAGCTGGCAGACTCCTAAGAGCCTTACCGTGGACGCCGGGCGAGAAACCCAGCAGGCTCGCGAGGATTATAAGGCTGGTCTGTCTAGCTTGCAGGATTATTTCGGTGAGCTTGGCCTAGATTGGGAAGAACAAGTCTTACAGATGAACAAAGAAAAGCAGTTTATTGCCGCGCTCACCCCAGCGGCTGCGCCGATCGCCGCCGCGCCAGACGAAGCGCCGATCCCGGAAGAACCACAGGCCGACGCCATTGCAACCGACACCACCATACCAACAGAAATCATCACTGATCCCAACGAGATTAAGCCAGGGCCTAACAGCGTTCCTAAAAAACTGCAGATCGCAACAGAATCATTTATCATGCCCGACGCACCTGATTTTAACCTTAGTACAAAAGAACTAAATATGGTTGTACAAGCAATAGGTATTGGTAAGTCAAAATCAAAAAAGAAAAAGTAATTTGACACCCGTTGGCCAAGCATGGCCAACAAACTTTCAAACGTATCCATTTTAACAGTAGGCGAGGCCAAGGGCCACAACCTACTGATCGATCAAACATCTCTCGAACAGGCGCTGGCCGTAGCGCTGACGATGAAACGTATTAAAGTGACTATGGGACACGGCGCCCAAGTGGACGGCATCCTCGGCTACATCGACAGCTTCGTCATCAAAGGCGATCGGCTCATGGGCGATCTTACCCTTTTCAGCACCACCCAAGCCCAGTTCGTCCAGCAGCTCGCTAAGGAACTGCCGGAAGGCTTTGGCCTGTCCCTCACGTTCAGCGGCGTGCCCGCCGAAGTGGGTGGCAATCGTTACGCCAGGGTAGATGAGATATTTGATATTTCCGTCGTGAGCACGCCTGCCGCAAACAGCGCAGGGCTTTTTTCAGCCTTCACCGCAGTTGACATCCAAAAACTACAAATGATTGAAGCACCTATCGTCGAGAAAATCGAAGCGGCCCCCGTGGTCGAAGTCATCGCCACCCCCGAAGTCGCGCCCGTTGTAGCTGCCTTGGCCGAAGCGCCTGCCGCCACGCCTGACGCGCCCGTCAAAACGAAAGCCGCTGAGCCCACCTTGGTGGATATCGCCGCCATGCTTACCGAACTGCTCGTCCTCGCCAAAGCGGATAACGCCGCCGAGGTAACCGAAGAGCCTGCCATGGATATGGTCAAAAAAGAAGGCTACGCCATGAGCGCCGTCATCGATGAAAAAACTGTCATCACTCTAGAAAAAGCAAAGACCGATTCTGCAGGTGCGGAACCGATCCCCGCTGAATCCGCCCAGCCGGTTGGCCGCGGTGAGATCCTAAACCAATTCAACCAGGAGAAAGACGATTCAAAACGAATTAAACTTCTCCGCAAATTAGGTCTGTAAGACCTAAAGAAAACAGGAACCAAACACCATGGCCAACACAATCGGAACAACGAATGCCAATGTAATCGCTCAGAGGGCTCTCGAGATCCTCGTGGCAGATTACAGCTTCCTCAGAAACTCCGTAACGGATTTCAGCAACGAAGCGGCAAAATACAACGCATCGGTATTCACTCATCGCATCTCTGCGACAACCGCCCAGGATTATTCCCAGGCTAACGGTTACGTAGCGACTGCGACCACTCAGACAGACGTGCAGATCACTCTAAACAAATTCAAGCACGTTTCGTACTCTGTGGACGATCAAGAGCGCACCAGCTCCAACATCAACCTGATCGAGCGTTTCGCCGGCGCAGCCGCGCACGCCCTCGGGTTGCAAATGGTTGGGGATCTGTTG